CGTCTCGTCCACCGAAGTTCGGCATTTTGCCGGTAACAGCAAAGCCACCGGCAAGCCCTTTTCTCTTTCGTTTCAAAAGGTCTGGTTTCACACATTTGAGCGCAACGGCCAGAAGAAGCCCTTTCCTCAAGAGGTGGAAATCATCCTGGAGAAAGACAAGGACGGCGCCGCGTTGTTCTTCAATGTGGGCGAGTACCAGCTGCACCCCTCCAGCATCTACGTAGACCAGCGCGGAAACGTCGCGGTGGCTCCGCGTTTGGTCGCGCTCCAGTCCGCTAAAGCTGCTGCCTGAGGGGTGCGCCATGCACGCCGCTGAAATGCTGCACTGCGCCCGCACGGCCATGCTGCAAGCAGCCGTTGCCGCGTACCTCAACGATGTGGAGGCACTCGGCGCTGACACGTTCACCCTGAGCGTCACCCGGGACATGCAAGGCGCCGTGCTGATCGAAGCCGAGCACCTGCTTGCTGGTCAACCGGTCGAGGGCTATTCCCTGTGAGCGACCGCGCCCGCTTCTTCGTCCACATCGGCCTGATGCTCGATGACCACGACGAACAGACCGCGCATGGCCGGCGCGGCTGCATTCAGCCCGAACTCGTCCGCTACTGGTGCTGCCGCCAGCGCGAGGAAGCGGCCATGCTGATCGGGTACTGCGCATGACCGCCGCCGCCGCTACCGTGGACCGTGCCGGCGCAGCCGGCGCGGGGCTTGTCCCAAGTATCAACAAGTCGAACACGACGATTTCTGAACCCCTCTCCGGGTTCGTTGTCGACAAGCTGGAAGCCCGCTGTACCCGGCTGCGGAAAAACCTGGGCGTCGCAGCGAAGCTGCAGAGCCAGGGGAGCGGCCGGGCCTTCATGCTCACCTTCACCTACCGGGACGATGCCGACTGGCATCCCAAGCAGATCAGCGAGACGCTGCAGCGCCTGCGGATGTGGCTCAAGCGCGAGCACGGCGCGCGCCTGCGCTACATGTGGGTGATCGAGACCAAGCGCCGCCTGTCTGGCGCCCTGGTGGGGGAGTTCAAACCGCATTACCACTGCATCGTTTGGGTGCCGCTCGCGGTCACCTTGGACGATCTCAAGATGGACAAACGCGGCTACTGGCTGCATGGAATGACCAACGCCGTCGAGGCCGTCGCGCCTGTGAAGTACGTGATGAAGTACGTCAGCAAGTTCGACTCTGAGGCGGCATTCCCCAAGGGAGCACGCTGTTATGGAATTGGTGGCCTGGACGATGTTGGTGTCCGCACTCGGCGCTGGATTAATTGGCCTTCGTTTGTGCAGGCTCGTGCTTCGATCACAGACAGCTACGGCCGCGCGCCTGGAGGCGGTTGGGTCAATCGTGTTACCGGCGAATGGTGGCCCTCTGAATTTGGACTCAGCTATCGCACGCCAACGTGCGCGGCAATGGTCCGACTCCATGACCACGGCCGACCCATCGCCGACGTGCGTGGTCCTTTTTCCTGGCGCTCGCCATCGTGCGCGGTTCACTAAGGCATGACATGCGCAGCTGTGTGCTCGTCACTGTGGTGGCATGTGCGGGTGGCCTGGCTTTTTGGGCTCAAGCCACCGAGTTGGATCGCGCTCGCGCTTCCCGAGCCTATTGGATGGCCTGGGGTTCCGCGTGCTGGTCCGAAGTCATCCAGGGCGCGCCGGTCGTGCACAGGGGGTACTGATGCAGCTATGTGAAGCGGGCGAAATGCCCTGGATGTTCGATGACGGCTATGGTGGTGAACACCGCGCTCTCACCCCTGGCGAAGCCTGTGCGAACGGCTCGCAGATCTTCGGCGAACCCTCCGTGCTGTCCTACGACGTGCCTATGAACTGGTGCACGATCAAATGGCCTAACGGGGACTACGTCATCGGCGCCGTCGAGAAGATCTGCAACCCCCCGCCCATCGACTTCGATGCGCTGGGCATCACCCCCGAGTCCATGAGCTTCGTGTGGGCCTGGGGCGTCGCCGCGGTCCTCGGCCTCTGGCTTGTGGGCTACGTGATCGGCATTGGCACTCAAGCCATCAACAAGGCGTGATGACAGCTGTGAGGGGCGCGTGCGCCGTTCATGGATGCAATTCCGCATCGACCAACCAACCAAAGGACTTCTCATGTTCACTCGTTTCGCTACCAAGCTCGCTCTCGTTCCCGCCCTTGTCGCTCTGTCTGTGCCAGCCTTCGCACAGGCCACGAACCCCGTTGACCAGATCTTCGCCGGCATCGACCTGTCCACCGTGACGGTCGCCGTGGTGGCCCTGGGCATCGTCGTCATGGGCATCGTGATGGCCTTCAAGGGCATCGACCTGGGCAAGCGCGGCGTCTCGAAGGCTTAAGCCATGGGCTCCGGTGCTCTCCTTGCCGTCTTCTGGATGCTGCTTGCCGTCCTGGGCGGCTTGGGGGGCATCGCGTTTGTCCTGGGCCTGCGGGGGGCGCGATGAAGCGCGCCTTCCTTCTCGCTCTTGCCCTGTTCGGCACCGCTGCCACGGCGCAAACCTACCAAGTTGGGCAATTTCTCGGCAATCTCAATGATGCTGGGCGTTTCGCCTGGGGCGTCATGGGTGGCGGTACTGGACCTCTGCCCCATAGCGGCCCTGCAACCTGGACCAACCACGCTACTCCCGGCAACCTGCGCCACGCCGCCCAGGCGACCGCCACGATAGGCGGGCGCACCGTACCTCTCACCCTCATTTCTCGCGTTCCTGTTGCCGCCGTCGCAAACGCCGCACGCGGTCTCGCCCTTGCTAATCCCGCTACTGCTGCGGTGACGCTCCTCGGCTTCGCTGCTATGCAGGGTTGGCTGACTCCGGCTGGCCTCGAATGGAACCAAGACCCTGCGGACAACAAGGCCCTCCCGTTTGTCCGTAATGCGGTTGGGCCTGCGACATGTCAGATTTCCCCGGCAGTAATGGCGGGGTGGAGCCAATGGGTTGCCGACTACAACGCAGTCGATGGCCAAAGCGCAACGTCTGAAATTCGGTATAACCAAAACGGTGATTGCCATTTGGGGCGGCACTGGACGACTGTCTATTACCCTCCGGGTGGATTTGATGGCTACGCCACTGTGCCGAAAAATCCAGACGTGCAGAAGGAAAAGATCACTTGGGATCAGGCGCTTCCTAACCTGTCAAATCCTTCTGGCAGTGTTACTGGAGTCGACTGGAAAACTATCGCGCAGCAACTGCTGCAGCGCGGCGCCTCCCTTCCTACTCCTCAGGATCAAACGTTGAGTGGGCCGTCCAGCCAGCCCGGCACGTCCAAGAGCACAACGAACAGTGCCACCGGCAACACGACCACTTCCAACACGACCAACAACTACCAGTACGCCGGCAACACCGTCACCGTCAACACCACCACCAACACCACCGTCACCAACAATGCCGGTGACGTGATTTCTGAGGTGGAAGAGGATACACAGAACGAAGTCCCTGAGGACACCGCCAGCGATACCGCGTTGCCCGGGATGCCGGATCTCTATGAGCGCAAGTATCCAGACGGCATCACCGGGGTCTGGAACGAAAAAATCGCCAGCATTAAGACGAGTTCGCTCTTTGCGTTGGTCCCCGGCTTGACGCCAAATCTCGGTGACGGCGGGTGCCCGACGTGGACACTGCATGCGGACGTTGGGGTTGTCGATTTCGGCACCTACGACGTTTCCATACCCTGCAACGTGTGGGCGTTCATCCGCATCATCATCATCGTTACCGCGCTCTTTCTCGCGCGCCGCATGATTTTCGGGGGCTGACATGGGCGCGATGTTTTCCATGCTGTTCGGCAAGATCGCAGAAGTCGTCAACTGGGCGTCCGACCTTGCCAAAGCAGTGTTCAAGGCCCTGTGGGACATGGTGGCCGATGCCTTCTCGTGGGTCTTTGAACAGTTCATGGAAGTGGTCGAATCCGCTATCAGCGTCCTCGATTTCTCTGCGATCAACGCCCAGCTTCAAGCCTTCGATGCGATCCCAGCGGGGGTGCTCGAAGTCCTTTCAGCCAGTGGCGTCGGCACGGGGCTTGCCATCATCGGTACGGCCCTCGTCATCCGTATGGGCTTGCAGCTTATTCCCTTCGTGAGACTCGGATCATGATCAACGGATTGGAGGGCATACCCGGCTCCGGCAAGAGCTATGAGGCCAGCGTCGTCCACGTGCTCGAAGCGCTCAAGCGGGGGCGCAAGGTCATCACAAACCTGCCTCTCGACGTGGACGCGTACAGCGTCTTGGTGCCCGAGGCGCGCGACCTGCTGGAGGTGCGCACCACCACCCAGCCAGTCCTGGGTACCTGGGACGCGACCCGGAAAGAAGCCTTCGAGTTGTTCCCCGACGGCAAGGCCTTGCCTCCCCCTGCCGACAAGTACATGTTCGGGAGCGTGTGGGATTACTACAGCCCTTGGAAGCACCCGAAGGAGGGTTTCGGCCCGCTGTTCGTGATCGACGAGTGCCACGTCGCTCTCAGCAAAGAGGCCGGGCCGGGGCTGCGCGAAGTGGTGCAGTGGTTCAAGCTGAGTCGGCACTTCAATTGCGACGTGCTGCTCATGACGCAGTCCTTCCGTGATGTGAACGACAGTATCCGGACCTTGCTCGCCATGCTTATCAAGGTGCGCAAAGCCGACATCATCGGAAAGACCGGGTACATCCGCAAAGTGCACGGCGGCTACCGCGGCGCCATGATTTCCGACGAGACGCGCGAGTATGACCCCGCCAAGTTCTGCTTGTACCGGTCCCACACACAGGGCGGGGCGGTGAACGAGTTCAAGGCAACGGACGTGCGCCCCAGCATCGTCAAATGGCGATGGGCCGCGCGCATCTTCATGGTTGTTGGGGTCGCCGTTCTTGCCGTCATCGTCGCGCCCTTGTTCATGGACAAGGAACCCCCCAAGCCCAAGACCATCACCCGCGTGATCAAGGCTCCACCCGACGGCACTCCACCTACGTTCGCGGCGCATCACCCGGTGCGCGTGGCGTCAAGCCCGAGTCCTAAGCCCGCCCCAGCCGAACCGCTGGACGCGACGACAGATGGCACTGACCCCGAGCCCTATGGCCCGTTCGGCCTTCACCTCACGGGCATGATGCAAATGTCGACCAGGTCGATTTGGACGTTCACCGTGTCTCAAAACGGGTTTGTCACCCATGCTGTGACCGACGCCCAGCTCGTGAAGGCCGGCTACAAATGGCGCCCTATGTCCGAGTGCGCAGGCATCCTCGAGTGGCAGACCAAGCGGCGTGCTATCACCTGCAACACGCCGCAAGTGAGCATGGCAAGCCCGCTCGCAAAAGGCGGGTGATTCGGCCAGCGGGGCCCCGCCTGCGGGGAGACTGGCCGAGAGTCCCGCCGTCCGTCCTTTCCTGCGCTTCACCTGGTGAGCGTGGGCGGTGAGGTGCCGCGTTAGTCTCAGGCTATCAAGCGTGAGTCACGATATAAACAATCGTTGACGGTGAGTCACGGAACGCTTATAATTGTGACTCACACAAAGGAGTCACCATGGATATCAAACAAGCTGATGCGGCCTATGAAGGTCAGCCACGTATGCACTACAACGGACAGGCGTTTGCCAGCGGGTTGTTTCAGGCTCCAGCTGGAGTTTGGCGGAGCCCACATCCGTTTGCAGTGACCATCGCGGCGCAGAGAAATTATGAAAGCGAGCCCGCGTGATGGGGCGCGTCGCACTCCACGGCCAGCCCATGACGCCGGCTGAGCGTCAGGCCAAAAAGCGCACCTCGCGTTTGCTTCTCATCGAGCTGATCCGCGACGATCTGCAGGAAGCTCGTAAGCTGCTGCCTATCGACCATCCGGCCCGGTTGCTCGTTGCCGCTGCCGTTGCCAAGATCAGCGAATTGTGAGTCACCCTTCACTGGTAACGGAAGGGGCCCTAAGCCGCGAATAGCAGGCGACTTTTAGCCCTTCGTACGCATCCTTCACCACAGCGTTTCGTGCGTCCACAAGTTTCGTGCGTCACGAATCGCATCAGTAGGGCTCAAAGTGGGGTGGGGGGTATGGGGGGCGAAGCCAACCATGTCAACGCTTCAGCCTCCCTGTGCCCGGCACTCACGTCCACGCGTGGCCTGAGGCGCAGCGGGTGAAGGGAGCGGAGCGAGCGAGGGCGCAGCCCTGTGAAAGCATGTACTCATGCGGTGCGGCGGAGCCGCATTCACTTTCTGTTTTCTGGTCCGAAGGTCCAGCATCCGGGCCCCGGGCTGTTCGGCTGTTGGACCCCAACCCTTGACCCCCAACACTCAACACACTACCAACACGAATGCTTCAGGTTGTCGGTATTGCCGGGGGGGTATTCGCGGTTCCGGCCGTGGGGGGGAGGCACGACCCCCAGGCCGACGCGCGGGTCTCGATCTTGCGCAGTGTCTTCAACGCAGTCCGGACCCTGAACCCGATCCTACTTAATACGATGTATAGCAACGCAAGTTGTAAAGCGCTAATCGTCATCGCCTCTGAGCTTCCTATCCAGCTGCCGCTGTAGGAAAAAAGCCACGCTGCCGCCACGCCACCGGCTAGCACCTTTCCCAATATCTCCTTCAATTGCTGCTCACGCTTCGTGCCTGCCGCGTGTTCCAGCATCACCCTGTCGATTGCGTCGTGAACGTCGACGCGGCAAACGTCCGCCAGGATTGGCACGCAGTCCAGGGGCAGGCGGCGTGTTCCTTTTCGGATTTCGCTGATGGTTGACTCTGCTAGACCGACGTGTTTCGCAAGCTTGTAGTAACTGCCGCACACACCTGCGGCTTTGTCAATTAGGGAAAGCGAGTACAACATACTTTACACCTTGTAATGTAGGCTCCGTCTTACTTCACGACATGTGAAGCATTTTTGGAGCCACCAAATGATCAAAGTCACCGTCTCGTCCACCGAAGTTCGGCATTTTGCCGGTAACAGCAAAGCCACCGGCAAGCCCTTTTCTCTTTCGTTTCAAAAGGTCTGGTTTCACACATTTGAGCGCAACGGCCAGAAGAAGCCC